ATTATATACAGAATCTTCATCATTTATAATTTTAAATAACTTATCTAGTAGTTCTTTCTTTTTCATAATAACTCCTGTTAAAACATTGGATACAAAACCTATCTAAATAAAATTCTATAAGCATAGCTTTTGTATATTTCCTTTTACATTCTTTGCATTTATCTATCACAAAGCTCTCCTTTGTTAGTTTAGTTACATGGTTCATTGATTGTAGGATGGGAGTACTTTTTGGAGGAGGAAGGATTAGATTGTACTCCCATCTAAACTCTAGGCAGCTTGGCTAAACCAAGACATGTTAGACACTTTCCTCTCTCTATCATAGCGAGTATTTACTGAATCGCTAGGATAATGTGTACTCCAGTGTGTAATTGCTTGATATGCACTGAATTTATTAGATCCAAATTGTTGTGCATAGTTACCATTGTACTGGTCAATGATGTAGTTCTTGTGTTGTTGATTGACATGACTCTTGTCAGTACGTGTTGGTTGATAGCATAATCTATCTACTTCAGACTCAAACTGATGATCTTCTACTGGTATTTCTAACCAGTTAGTCATGTAGTTATGTACAGTTTGTAGTCCATCAAGAGCTGCATAACCACCAGGTAATGCTAGTTTAATATCACCACTACCTTTGTGTGCAGTATTCAAACTGATATCCCATACTGAACTCTTGAGTCCATTAAGACATAGCCATAGGTAGAAACCTAGATCAAATCTAAATGAACGCATACCATTGTAGCTGTTCCATACTACAGCTTCTAGACCAATGGATGTATCTTTAAATGGTATCTGATACTCTGGTAAAGTAAATCTAGTAGCCATCACAGCACCATTGTTTGACCACTTGTGTTTCTCAGTCATACCGTTGGTATCAAAGTTTTCATGTAGAAAATCAAGTGCTTCGATATGAGCTTTGTCATGTGATATCACTCGGTATGTATTCTTGTGAACTGCAATCAGTTCGTTGTTCTCGTCTTTAACCAACTGCTTGTAGCCATCTAGCCTTGAGCCATGTTGATTGTATACAGGTTCTTCACGTACCTGAAACGTTAGTTCTTGTGGTAACATATTGTTCCTCCTTATAATTCAGCAGTAAATCTGCACATTCCATTTTCTTCTACACAGTTTAGAATCTTCTCACCAAGTTCTAATCTTGCGTACCATTTAAGAATAGGTTTGACTGAGTCTTTATCTGTATCTAAATACTTAGCTAGATCTTCATCATTCCATCCCATTCTTTCATCAAAGTATTTATCAAGTGATAGTTTGTTACCACCTAATTGTTTATAACATTCATCAATAGCTTTCTTTATTTTAGGTACATGAATAACAGAGAATGTATAATGTAGTTCATCTGGAACATATCCTTCTACTCCAAAGAAACTAGCATCATCACTCTCTTGAACAGCAAACATAAACTTGCCTTCTATATCACCATGATAATATCTACCCATTTATTTCCTCCTTTAGTTTTGTTGTTGCTTCATTTAAATACTTAATCGTATGAGTAACTTGTATCATTTCTGCTTCTACATTATCTATAGTGTTACAGAACTGAGTTACCATTTCGTTATGTACTAATACAACCTCGTCAAATTTATATTTAACATCAAACTGTACTGCATCTTTACTGAGTGCATTGTACATTTCTTGTACTGTTTCAATCCATCTTAGTTGTAATACTTTAAGCGACTCGTTCATCTTGTACCTCCTCTAACCAATAGCCATGTCCTTCACATTCATCACAGGGATCTGATTCATCTGGTGCATCACCCCAAGGGATGACACCTAGTCCATTACATCTATAACATTCTATATGTTCCATTAATCCTCCAAGTTATCTTGTATTAATTTATGTAGACGATCTCCTATGTCTTTGATTCTACTATCTAAATCCATAGATGCTTCATGGATATACTTAGCATCAGTCATAATAACTCCTGCTTCTTCCTGGCATTTAATAAGATCATTCAATAAAGATTCTAGTTTACTTACTTCAAGTAGTTTCATTCATCTTCTCCTTTTGGTATATCTTCATAGTCTGGATCTGGATAGTCATCTCTGATTGCTTGATCTACTATTTCATAGATCTCATCCTTTAATCGGAATGGATATCCTCCTTGTAACATAGATATGTATACATTGTCTTTTAGTTCTTCCCATGTGTCGAAGCCTACGGATTTGTTTTCTTCATATACTTTTGCTAGATAATCTAGTCCTTCATCATCTAGTTCATTACCTTCATAGTTTGATGGTGGTATATCAGAGTTCTGAATCTTTCTTAGTAATGACATAATTTCCTTCCTTTCAAAATATCGGATACGGACCGACAATCTCCTAACGCAAGGCTTACGCCTTGCTGTCCTCATCCACGACAGTTTTTATAAATTTATATGATAGATATGCAGAAGCACAGAATGAAACTATCATCATAGTTAGTACGATACATCCTAGTATAGTTAGTATTGTTACCATTATTTATTACCTTTCTTCTTGGTTACTATGTATTTAGTTACACGATTTGCAGTGAACACAATGTATATCCATACAGGTGCTGCAATAACTGATAGTACCAAAGTTGGATTGATACCTAGTAACATCATTGAGAATACAAAACCTCCACCTAAAGATAGATATACGATTACAAATGTACCGATATAATCTGCGTTAGTTTGAAAGTTAAATGTATTAATCGTTTTCCAGATATCCTTTGACATTGTCAGTAGTGATATTCCTAATATGCTTAATATTTTTCCTATGGTCATTGTTTGCCTCCTTCCACATGATGTATATTAAAAACAATAAAGCTAATTCCATTCGGACCTCCCAGCATTTATCTTAAATAAAAAAAAAATAGTTGGATAATGGGGAGAATATCCCCACTATCCTAAGTGAAACTGTTATTTAGTTAATGTACTAATGTCTGCATTGAGTATCTTCTCTGCATAATCATTAAGTTCTTCCTGATTAGGTTGTCTTAGTTCTGATGGTGATGCTTTCCTAGCATTTTTACGTTTTAATGCTACTTCCCATGTTTCACCATAGATAGTTTCAAACTGAGTAGACCATACATCATATCGGTTAGTCCAATAATCTGCATAGTCTTGCCATCCTCTGTATGTAGATACAACATCATATTCTCTGTTACTACCTATTTCAGTTACATTGTCTGATCTTTCATCTTTGAATTTTAACAATGCACGTTTAGCATTATCTGCTCTGGATGAAGCATTATTCATATTTGTATTAGCTCCTAGACATTCATACATGATACTGTCCTTTATCCACATCTGCATAAATGCTGATCCTTGTGGATATAATAGATCAAATACTTTGTTCATATCTGTTGAACTAGCATCATATATAGTTTGTAAGTCGTTTGACTCTATTCTCCATTCGTTGTAATTACTCGACATATAATACCTCCTCTACATCACTGTAATCTAACTCTTTACCATACATTGTACCTTGAAGCCTTTGTCTTTCCATATCTGCTTCTTCATGTAATTCACATTCTTCCAGATACCTTATTCTATCTAATATATCTGTAGCTTCTTTGTCTAAGTGTTCTATGTATTTACTCATTATCTTCCTCCTTTACTAGGTTTTCTAGGTCATTTACACATTGATTATATCCATCTAGATACATCCAATCTGGTCCATCACCTCCATGTTCCATGATCTCTTTTTCTATATCATGCATCCTTCCTTTTAATTTAATTATCATTTCGTATACATCATAGTAATTATCATCAAGATTTTTCATATCTAATCTCCTTTCTTGATTGCATTCCATTTCAACGGAAGGAAAAGCTCGTGTCACCTGCGACACATATGATCGTCTTGGATAAGTGCGTATGCACGAAATAACATGCTAGGCATATTGTTGTAGGTTACCCCCAAGAGGGGTTGACACATGGTTTTGCTTCTGTTTACATAATGCAACTCATAGAGAGAGAGCCTTCTTTAACGAGTATTCCAGAGTAGGGTGTCGAGAGGGGGAATCCCTTTCGTCACAACATGTTACAATTATTGACTTGACATCATATATCGTAGCAAGGTATCTATCGTTATGGCTAGTTTAGTAAAAGGGAAGGATGGTTTAACGTATAAGCAAAGGATGTTAGTTGATACCCTCGTAACCCAGAATTGTAGCATAGCAAAAGCAAGTCAAATCGCTGGATATGCAAAGGGAGAAAGTGGTAGAGTAACTGCTTCAAAGACACTTCGTCTGCCAAAGGTAATAGAATACTTCAACAGTAAGGTAGCTGAGATTGGTAGGCTAGGTGCTATCCCAGCAGTACATACAATCGTTAGGCTCGCCACCGAAGCCAAGAGTGATTACGTGAAGTTAGAAGCATCCAAAGATATCTTAGATAGGAGTGGGTTCAAAGCTCCTGATAGAGTACAACATTCTCATGCTGGAACTTTGTCAGTAAAGATAGATCTGGACTGAGTGGATAGGGGGGTTAGAAATACAGGGCGACAGCAAGATAAAACCACCCATACAAACAATAAACCTCAAAATAGTACGTTTTACAATCAGTTACAAATATTAAGATGGACACACAAGGAACATATTAAGTACTGTCGTTGTCGTGAGTGTGGAGAATTTGCTGCGTTCCATATTAGAAGTGATAGAGGGAGTTATTATTTCCTCTGTGGTGAACATTACAAACAGCGTTGAAAATATATTTTTTTTTAGTAAGGTACGTTTATGGCTGAGAAGTGGATACAGAAGGCGATTAAGAAGCCTGGTGCTTTAAGAGCTACTGCCAAGAGAATGAAGCTGCTAAAAGAAGGCGAAAAGTTAAGTGCTTCTGATCTTGCTAAGATGAAGAAGAAGGCAGAGCAAACAGGGAACAAGAAGTTAATGGCAAGGGTGAACCTAGCTAAGACTTTAAAGAAGATGAAGAAATAATGGCAGATCCTCGTCTAACACGAGCAGGAGTATCTGGATTTAATAAACCAAAAAGAACTCCTGGACATCCCAAGAAATCTCATGTGGTGGTTGCTAAGTCAGGAGATAAAGTCAAAACAATTAGATTTGGAGAACAGGGAGCTAGTACAGCAGGGAAACCAAAAGCTGGTGAATCTGAAAGAATGAAGATGAAAAGAAAGTCTTTCAAAGCTAGACATAGAAGAAATATAGCTAAAGGAAATATGTCTGCTGCCTATTGGGCAGATAAAGTCAAATGGTAAGTAGAGTTAATGAGGCAGGTAATTATACTAAGCCTGGAATGAGAAAGAGTTTATTTCAGCGAATTAAAGCTGGAGGTAAAGGAGGAAAGCCTGGACAGTGGTCTGCTAGAAAGGCTCAGATGTTAGCTAAAGAATATAAATCAAAGGGTGGTGGATACAGATGAAGAAGCCACAACAAAGTTTGAAGGCATGGACTAAACAGAAATGGAGAACCAAATCTGGAAAGCCATCTGGAAAAACTGGTGAACGCTACTTGCCAGAAGCTGCGATCAAGTCATTGACTGATAGTGAATATGCAGCTACAACTAGAGCGAAAAGAAAAGGCAGTAAGAGTGGGAAACAATTTGTTAAACAACCTAAGTCTATTGCCGCTAAAGTAAAACCGTTTAGGAGGGTTTCATAATGCCTAATGTAGGAAAGAAAAAATATCCATATACCAAAGCTGGAATGGCAGCTGCAAAGAAAGACGCAAAGAAGTCTGGAAAGAAAATGACCATGAAGAAAGGTTATGGTAAGTAATGGATTGGTTAAAAACTCAATGGAATAAACTCAACAAGAATGCAAAGATATTTATTTGTTGTGCTGCTTTATTAATTATTGCAGGTATATTATTTAATTAAACATGAGGTACGCAGAGGAGCTATCTTACGAGGATCGTCAAAGACTTCGTAAGATAGTGAAGAAGGAACATTTTAAACATTATCCTAAAGATCTAAGATTCTCGGACCATGAAGCCGATAAATTTATAGAATCTCTCTTACCAGAAACTATCTACAAGTTAATTAAAAGATCTGTAGATAATGGTATTGCTTGACCGAACTTAATTACAAAGCTCCAGGTACAATCGTTAAAACCTTTATGAAGGATGATTCCTTCTTTAGAGGATTACGTGGTCCAGTAGGATCAGGGAAGTCTGTATCTTGTTGTATTGAAATCTTTAGACGTGCATTGAAACAAGCACCTAGTCCAGATGGTAAACGTAAATCTAGATGGGCAGTGATAAGAAATACAAACCCACAGTTAAAGACTACAACCATCAAAACATGGTTAGATTGGTTTCCAGAAAACTCATTCGGTAACTTTGCTTACTCTGTTCCTTTTACCCATAACATTCATGTAGGAGATGTCGAGCTAGAAGTTATCTTCTTAGCACTAGATAGACCAGAAGATGTGAAGAAACTATTGTCTTTAGAATTAACTGGTGTATGGATCAATGAAGCAAGAGAAATTCCTAAATCTATTGTGGATGCTTGTACAATGCGTGTTGGTAGATTTCCTTCTATGAAAGATGGTGGACCTACTTGGTATGGTGTTATTGCAGATACTAACGCACCTGATGAAGATCACTGGTGGTCTATTATGTCTGGTGAAGTTCCTATGCCAGATCATATGAGTCAAGAAGAATCTATTATGTTAGTCAAACCAGACAACTGGAAATTTTTTGTACAACCTCCAGGTATGATTGAGAAGAAAGAAAACGACAAGATTAAAGGTTATGAACTGAACAATGATGCAGAAAATATTAAAAATGTTACACCAGATTACTATCCAAATATCATACGAGGAAAGTCTAAGTCTTGGATTGACGTTTATGTTTTAAACAAACTAGGAACAATAGAAGATGGTAAATTGGTTTATCCATCATTTAGAGAAGATGTTCACTTAGCAGATGAAGAAGTACCTTTTGCACCTGTTACTGTTTATATTGGATTAGACTTTGGTCTAACACCTTCTGCTGTATTTGGTCAGAAGTTACCAGATGGTAGATGGTTAATACTCCATGAACTGGTTTGTTTTGATATAGGTACAGTTAAGTTTAGTGAACTACTCAAGCATGAGATTATTAAACATTGTGCTGATAAAGATTTAAAAATATTTGGAGATCCTGCTGGTGATTTTAGAGCGCAGACAGATGAAACAACTCCCTTTCAGATACTTAGACAACAAGGCATCCAAGCATTTCCTGCACCTTCGAATGATGTAGGACTCAGAATAGAATCTGTAGAAACTGCATTGAATAGAATGGTAGATGGTAAGCCTGGATTCTTATTGAATAGATCTTGTAAATCTTTACGTAAAGGATTTTTAGGTGGATATCATTATAGAAGAATACAAACTTCTGGAGAAAGATATGAAGATAAACCTAACAAGAATAAGTTTTCACACGTACATGATGCACTTCAATATTTGATGCTAGGTGCTGGAGAAGGTAGAGCATTGACTGTAGGTCCAGCTAAACCTCAGGTATCTAATGCTTATAAGAACTGGAATATCTTTGATCGTGGATCAATTAACAGGAGGAAGAAGTGGGATATTTTCCGAAGGAATGGTTAATATACTTCTTTGATCCACCCCATGAGGAGTGGTATCACGTCTTTAGAAGAAAAGGAATGGCTCATTGTGGAATGTTAGGTTATGACGTAAAACAACAAAAATGGATAGCCATAGAGCATATTCATAAAAGATTAGATGTAAAAATATTAGATGGAGAAGATGTAGCCAAAGTATTTGATTTTGTTAAATCTATGGGGGGTACGTTTATAAAAGCTAAATTATTCAGGCAGAAGTTCAGGTTATTCCAAGCTGCTTGGTTAAGAGAACATTCTTGTGTTACTACTGTGATGAGAATACTGGGAATAAATAGGTTGATTATTACCCCTTATCAGTTATATAAATATTTAAAGAAACAAGGTTGTGAACAATGGGATTTTTAAAACCACCTAAATATGAAAAGTCAGCTAGTGAGAAAGCACTAGAAAAGCAAATGGAAGAAGAACGTATTGCTGCTGAAAAAGAAAAAGAAGAATTAGCTAAAGCTGAAGAACGCAGAAAGAAAAGATTTGCTGCTGGTAAGTTAGGATCTAGATCTTTATTTGCTAGAGCTGGTGGTCGTGGATTTTATTCAGAAGGTAAAGAAATATAATGGGATCTACTAGATCAACAGCAGGTTCAGCTAATGCAGCAAGATCTCCTAGAAGTGTAACAAGAGAATCAAGAACAGCTAGTTTGATGGAAGCTGTTATGACAGGTGGGGAAGTTTCTAAAAAAAGAGAAGCTGAATTACAAAAAGCAGCTAACTATGGTAGAGGCGTAAAGTTTATTGAATCAACACCTGTAGTAAAAGGATTAACTCAATATAGAAAAGATGATAAAGGTAATGTTCTTTTAGATCCTGTAACTAAAAAACCATTAACAAAAGCTGTTTTAAAAACAGGAGCAACTGCTTCTGATTACACTGGTAGAATTACAGCTAATGAACCAACACTTAAAGAACTAGGTGGAGATATTAAAAGAGGTTTGTTTGGTGGTCAAGCACCTGATCCAGGATATACAGGAGAGTTTTCCAAATACACACCTAAACCAGAAAAAGTAAAAGGATTAATACCTACAGTTATTGATGCTGCTATATCTGGATCATTAAGTCCAATAGGAGCTATTATGAAAGGTGTATCTAGTTCTGGATTTTTTTCATATGGAAATGGGAAAGATTCTGGAACTACTGCAACAACAGCTCCTGAAACAACAACAGAGTTTGCTGAATCAGAAGCAGAAGCAAACAGAAAGAAAAAATTAGCAGGATCATTAGTTAGTTCAGCAACAAAAGGAAGAAGTTTATTTTCAACTAAAGCTAGAACTATTAGTGGTGGAATGGCTTAATGTATAGTTTTAATTATAGATCAGCTCCTCATACAGGAGTTATGAACTCTAAAACATTTCTTAAAAGATTTAGTCATGCAGAACAATTAAAGACACATTGGATTCCAAAGTTTGAAGAAGCCTATGAATATACAATGCCAGGCAGAGAAGCATTTTATGATGAATCACCTGGAGAAAAAAGAACAGACAGAATCTTTGATGAAACTGCTGTCGTAGGTATTCAAGAATTTGCATCAAGACTACAAGCAGGTATTACTCCTACCTTTGGTAGATGGATTAATTTAAAAGCAGGTATTGAGATACCACCTCAAATAGCTCCACAAGTAGATGAACAGTTAGATGAAATAACTAATTATATATTTGAGATACTTCATGCTTCTAACTTTAATCAAGAAGTACATGAATCATTTATGGACTTAGCTATTGGTACTGGTGTGATGTTAGTGAATGAAGGTAACTCTACTAATCCTATTGTATTTAATTCAATACCATTACCTCATGTATATTTAAACTCTGGACCAGACAATAGAATTGATTGTGTTTATAGAAAACGTCAAATTAGATTAGGTGATATTAAAATTTTATATCCAGAAGCTAACTTAGATACTCTAGAAGATAAAGTTTTAAATGAGCCAGATGCTAAGTGTACTGTTATTGAAGGTACAATGAGAAACTATAAAGATCCAAATAAAGAAGTTTATGATTATGTTGTTTGTGTCAAAGACCATGAACAAATTATATTTGAAGATCAGTTTGAAGGACAAGGCTCTAATCCCTTTATTACATTTAGATGGAATAAAGCGAGTGGTGAAGTATATGGTCGTGGACCAGTGTTCAATGCTATGTCAGCTATTAAGACTACTAATTTAACTATTGAATTAATATTAGAAAATGCACAGATGAATATTTCTGGTATCTATCAGTTAGAAGATGATGGAGTGATTAATCCAGATAATATTCAATTAGTGCCTGGCACAATTATTCCTGTAGCTCCAGGATCTAGAGGACTACAACCTATTAGTGCAGCAGGTAGATTTGATGTAGCTCAGTTAGTATTAGACGATATGAGAAGTAATATTCGTAAAGCCTTATACATGGAAACACTTGGACCAACAAAAGGTACACCTATGTCAGCAACAGAAGTAGCTGAAAGAATGGCAGATCTATCTAGACAGATTGGATCATCCTTTGGAAGATTACAGTCTGAGTTTATTATGCCATTGATTAGACGAGTTATTTACATTTTAAAGAAGCAAGGTAGAATAGAACTACCTTCATTGAACAATAAAGAAATAAAAATTATTCCAGAATCACCATTATCTAGAGCGCAGAACGAACAAGATATTGCTGATGTAAATAGATTTAATGCAACGCTAGGTCAAACATTTGGACCACAAGTATTGAATCTCATTGTGAAACAAGAAGAAGTAGCTAGATATCTAGCAGAGAAAATGAATTTACCTGAGAAACTAATTAGAGATGCAGCTGAACAACAACAAGTAGTTCAGCAGATGCAACAGGTAATGCAACAACAACAAGGAGGAATGAATGAGTTGGGAGCAGCTCCAGAACAAGCCTAAAGGAAGCCATCTATCTATTGATGGATTTTATCGTACAGAACAAAAAGAAAGAGAACTTAATTCGGATATGGCAGCAGTATTTAGTACTGTCATAGGAGAAAAGGTTTTGGATTATTTAAGATCCATTACAGTAGATTCCGTTGCTGGTAGAGATGTTAGCAACGAACATCTAAGACATCTTGAAGGAATGAGATATTTATATTTTATTATCAAGAAAAGAATTGAATCTGATAAGGAGGTTTAATGACAGAAGAACAATTACAAGAAACGACACAAGAGGTATCTCAAGAAAACACTTCAGAAGTTCAGATACCTGAGTATATTCCAGAGAAATTTTGGGATACAGAAAGAAATGAAATTAAAGTTGAAGAACTGGGTGCATCATACAAAGCTCTGGAGCAGAAACTTGGTATGCGAACTGAAGATCTTGTCAGACAAGTACAAGAAGATTATGAGAACCAAAGAAAATCTAGCGTTCCTGAATCTTATGAAGTAAGGCTACCAGAAGTACCAGAAGATGTTGAAATTACAGTTGATCCAGAACAAGAACTTGTTAAGTCTTGGCAACAAATTTGTAAAGATAATGGATTATCACAGGAAGTATTCGACCAGGGAGTGGCGGCTTTTGTTAATAATGAAATTGCTGGTCTACCGAATCTTCAAGAAGAAATGTCAAAGCTGGGAGATAACGCAAGAGAACGCATTGAAGCTGCTGATCTGTGGAGTAAGAAATATCTTTCTACTGATGCCTATGATGCTATTGCCAATCTTGCTTCTACTGCTGAAGGCGTTAAAGCTCTAGAAGAAATAATGAGCTTATCTAAGAGTAAGCCATTACCTAACACCAATACTGTTGTAGATGTAGAACTAGATGAAAGAGATCTACAATCTATGATGAAAGATCCAAGATATTGGAAAGAAGGTATGAAAGATGCAGCATATATAGCAAAAGTAACTAACCTATATCAGAAGAAATATGGTTAAGTTTCCTTATAAGAAATATAAAATTATATGGGAAGATCCCACTGGAGATAGTGGTTGGCATAGTGAAAAAGATATGGAATCTTTATCTCCAGCTTTAGTTACCTCTGAAGCATACATACATACAAGAAATAAAAGGGTAATTAAGACATTTGCTAGTTATATTAAGGAAGATGATGGTTCATATACCTATGCAGATGTCAATAGTTTTCCTGCATCTTGTCTTGTAAAGATCACAAAAATATAATATATCTCAACTAACAAGCCGATTTAAACTGGACTTTGCCCAGTAATGGATAACTTAGTGAAGGTTTATGACGACAACTTGGAAATAAACAATAAATGAAAAGGAAAACACAATGACAGCAACAATAGATCAAGCATTTGTGAAACAGTTTGAAGCTGAAGTTCACATGGCTTATCAGCGAATGGGTTCTAAACTCAAGAGCATGGTGCGTAATGTCAATGGTGTAAAAGGAAATACTGTTCAGTTCCAAAAAGTAGCGAAGGGTTCTGCTTCAACTAAAGCAAGACACGCTGAGGTTGTCGCTATGAACTCAGTTCACTCAAATGTAACTGCAACACTATCAGACTTTTATGCTGCTGATTACGTAGACAAACTAGACGAACTAAAAGTAAACATTGATGAGAGAAACATTGTAGCACAAAACGCTGCATATGCTTTAGGTCGTAAGACTGACTCAATCATCACAGATACTTTTGATGCAGGAGCAACAGCTCTAGCTAATAACTCTGCTGGTACAACTACTGGTATGAACTTAGACAAAGCTCAGAATGTTTTTGAAATCTTTGGTAACAATGATGTTCCAGATGATGGACAAAGATACTGGGTAGTCGGTCCAAAACAGTGGTCAGACCTTTTAGATATAGATCAGTTCTCAAGAGCTGAATATATCGGTGAAGCAGATCTACCTTACAAAGGTGGTATGACAGCTAAGAGATGGTTGTCTTTCATGTGGATGGGCTTCAGTGGTTTATCTATCGCTTCTGGCGACAGAAACACTATTGCTTTCCATAAATCTTCTTTAGGTTTAGGTGTAGGTTCAGATGTAAGAACTGAAGTAAACTACATTCCTGAGAAAGTAGCACACCTTACAACTTCATATATGTCAATGGGAGCAGTCCTAATTGATGGTGATGGTGTAAGAATCCAGAAGTGTGCGGAATAAGGAGATAGAGAATGGCATACGAAACATCTAACCCACTAAAAAAGATCTCTCAAATGGGAGACTCTAACTCACTATGGTATTATGCAGATGGTGATGCAATTACTGCTATTGATGATGCAGATTATTTTTTATCAGCGACAGGTGATTTAAACGCTGGTGATATAATCATTGTTAATAGTGGTGGTTCAAACGCTGTTGTAGATATGTTAATTGTATCTGCAGCAACATCATCTACAGTAACAACTGTTATACTTGCATAACAATATTGGGGGGATTTATTCCCCCCTTTAAATCATGGCAGATACCAAAGTAGACATTTGTGCAAGAGCGTTAATTATGATAGGCGCTCAACCTATTTCTTCTTTTGATGATGGATCAACAGAAGCATTGGTAGCTTCCAACATTTATGAAAATATTACTCAATCCATACTATGCAGACATAGATGGAGATTTTCTACTGAACAACAACAACTTTCTTTATTAGCAGCAGCTCCTACAGGGAGATATGAATATGCTTATCAATTACCAACTTCACCAGATTTATTACAGTTAAATACAATTACAGTCGCTGATATACCTATTGAATATGCTAGGTATGGAGATAAAATATTTGTTAATGGATATGATTCACAGTCAGCTTTGATTGCTGATTATATATTTAGACAAGATGAATCAGAGTTTCCTGCGTATTTTAAACTAGGATTAGAGTATACACTGGCATCTATCTTTGCTGGATCTGTAGCTAGAGATGCAGCTATGATTAAACAATTTTCAGACTTAGCAGAAAGACAGATACTAATTGCTAAGAATACAGATAGCCAAGAAGTAACAAACAAGAAACTAAGTACAAAGAGATTTATCACAAACAGATTAACTACTAGGGGATACTAATGGCTAACACCCTAAGAACCGTTTACACTAACTTTGCAAGTGGTGAACTTAACCCTTTACTGATTACCAGAACAGATGCTAACGCATACTTTAGTGGTGCTAAGACACTGCGTAACTGGTACTTATTAGATGAAGGTGGGCTTATGCGTAGACCTGGAACTACATACAAAGCTACGTTGCCAGGCAAATCTAGAGTTATACCATTTATCTTTTCTAATGATGAACTAGCAGTATTTGTTTTGTCTAATGGAAGATTAGATGTTTATGATTCAGATGGTGTATCTATTCAAACTAATATTACTGCTAATGTAAATTGGACTGAAGCACAGTTATTTCAAATAAACTTTGCTCAGTTTGGAGATACGGTGTTTATGACACATAGAGATAATCCAACACTAGAAGTTAAAAGAACTAGTGCTAGTACATTTACAGTTACAGAGTTTGCATTTGAAATAGATGAAGATGTAGTGGTATCTGGCTGTCTCTTATACACATCTGACGCTGCCGACGATCTACTCTGTGTAGATCTCGGTGGTCGCCGTATC